TCATACTTCTATTACCTCCGTTTTCTTCTTAATAGCCTGCAAGAGCTCATGCCCTTGACTTGTGATGACAATAGCGCGTTTAAGCGGTGCTACCTTGGCAAAGCAAGTTTGTCCAATCTTAGACGAATCCACTAAGACATAGGTTTGTTTGGCATTCTCTAAAATAGCACGCTTAACGGCTCCCTCCTCCATATCAGGAGTCGTATAATAACCATCGTCTACACCATTCATCCCAACAAAGGCACGGTCAAAGTGCAATTGATTGATTTGGTTAAGAGCAACACCACCGATACATGCATCTGTTGCCATCTTGACACTTCCTCCAACCATGACAGTTGGAATCTGTTTTTCAACCAACTGAACCGCATGGTGAATGGAGTTGGTCACAACTGTAATATTCTTATTAACCAATTCCTTGATTAAAAAAGCAGTTGTCGTTCCAGCATCGATAAAAATGACATCTTTTTCCTTAATAAGAGAGGCTGCTTTCTGAGCCAGTAGCTTCTTCTCTTGAAGGTTTTTGACAGATTTTTCTTGGATGGTTTCTTCTTCCTGCAAGGAGTGGGGCAATTCTGCTCCACCATGCACACGGCGAAGTTTGTTTTCCGCCTCCAGCTCATCCAAATCTCTTCGAACCGTTGATTCTGATGTTTCTAATAGACTAACCAATTTTTCTAGGGAAACTACATGATGTTGATTTAACTCCTCTAAAATCAGTTGCTTCCGCTCAGTTTTTAACACCAAATCACCTCCTGTTATCGTTTACACTATTCATTCTAGCACAATTTCTATCAAAGTCAAGCATTTTTTATCATTTTCTTTCAATTTCTATCATTTTTCTTATTTCCAAAATTTTTATTGCAAGATAAGTGGCTTTATGGTAGACTATTTGAGTAAGTATTGGAAGATTACTCAAGAGGCTTAAGAGGCCGTGTTGGAAACGCGGTAGGCGTGTAACAGCGTGCGTGGGTTCGAATCCCATGTCTTCCGTAGAAAAAAGAAAAACTGCACCTCAATGCAGTTTTTTTATCGTTCTAAGAACAATACATAGAAATGAAAGGCTGAGTTACTCTAACTATCACACTATTTTTTTCTGTATCCTTCCCTATCCTAGAATCACTTTGATTTCATAAAAAAACAAGTAGTTTATTAGGACTACTTGTTTTTCTTCTAAATCTTGTGATTAGATATTGCTTTTATCTTTTTTATCTGAAGATTTGTCTGTTGATTTATCAGTGGATTTGTTTGAAGATTTATCAGAAGACTTGTCTGTTGATTTATCATTAGACTTAGTTGAGTTTTTACGGACAATTTTATCATAACCTTCTGTATCATCAAGCAACTCTGTCGCCAAAGTACGGTAATCTTCTTGAGAAATCAGCCAGTTTCCATCCTTATCCTTTGTTAATTTGATTTCAGTATCAAAATCACCAGTAGTGAAAGGTGTATGAGCTAAGTTAGGGTCAACGTCACTGTAGGTTGAGAAATCTTTCTTAAATAGATGCTCAAAAATCCAGTAAGAAACCAATGTTTGGTAACGCTTGATGTCAACGTTTGAACCAGCTTGATTGTATTTACCTAGGTTATCAACACCTCCAATAAGAGTAGTGAGAACTTCCCTTGTAGATGAAGCCAATCCTTTAGAGTGTAACTTCTTAGAGTTGAAAGTAACAGTCGCTGTATTTCCTGATTCATCAACCTTCACGTCTTTAACAGTGTAAGAACCGATATCTTGATATAATCTACGTCTCATCTTCAAGAAACCTGAAATGGTTTCTTCTGGAGTTTCTACAGGGAAATCTTTGTGCCATTGTACTGAATAGGTAGATGCAGGTGAAAGCCCTTCTTCTTTGATTTTTTCACTTGTTTGTACAGCAAATACTGCCTCAGTCCATTTTTCATAGGTTTCACCATAAATTTTCTTGAATCGTGCAGAGTCGCTAGTGAGAACAGAGTCTAGGAGAATTTCAGCATCTTTTGTGACTTTCTCTTTAACTTCCGCTGCTTCATCCTTCTTCTCAACTTGTTCCGTTTTCTCTTTGTCATCAGAAGAAGCTTCAGATGACTGATTAGACAATGCAGAACATGCACCCAAGACAACTGTTGAGAGTGCTAAGATACTTAGTAACTTAATCTTTTTCATGTTTCACCTCTTTATGAAAAATTTACTCTTGGAGACCACCTCCAAGTAGATTTGTTTAGAAAAACACTGGGTTCATCTAACGGAGAATGGGGGATTCGAACCCCCGCGCCAGTTACCCGACCTAACGATTTAGCAAACCGTCCTCTTCAGCCTCTTGAGTAATTCTCCACTAACACACTAAAGTAATTGGATACAATTTGGAAAAAATCTACTGTATACCTGTTCATAATGGAGCCGGTGGGAGTTATAAAAACCTTATTAGACCGGCTTGTAAAAGGATTGTTGTATCCTTTAGTGTATCCCTATCATATTTTTGACTAGTTTCATTTTCAAACTATTATACCATGAGATTTTTTTTCAGACAAATAAAAACCTTTATTTTCACAGCCTTGCATCTTCTCTCTCCATCTCATACATCCTCACCGAATGCAACACGAGATCACGATATTTCCAGGTTGATACCAGGTACTCAATCACTTCCTGGTCATCTATCTTGCATTCCATGAACAGCAATAGCTTGACCGTGTACTCATTTTTCAAAATTGGCACAGTGTAAGTCACATCTACCCAATGCTCAAAACCTAGGTCTGTCTGTTCTACGCTCGCAAGTTCAATGTTCAAAATGTTCATATTTTCTTCCTCCTACCTATCTATTCGTAAAAAAATAAAAAGTAGTGAAAAAATCATTATTTTTTTTAATTCTAATACTACTTTCAGAACAAACAAAAAAACCGCAAGCCTAAGCCTGCGGTTACAATTCGAACAATATTTTAGAATTTCCTTTCTATTTTTTAAAAATTATTTTGTGGTAATAATTAGTCCATCAGGTAATACATCAAATGCTGGTTTGTCTGAACGGCTGCCATCTTCATTGACGTAGTACCAGCCTCCTTCGACTTTGACAAGTTCTTTTGAAGACATTTCGCCATTCTCTTCTTTGAGATGATATAGTTTGTCCTTGTATTGAACCCAGCCAGTAACCATTGCTCCTGAAGCATCAAGATAGTACCATTTGCCATTCACAAGCACCCAACCAACGGCCATTGCGCCGTTTTCTTTGAGGTAGTACCATTTTCCATCATCCTTCAACCATCGAGAAGCTATTGAATAACCTCTCTCATTGAAGTAGTACCAGATACCATCAATCTTTTCCCACTCCTCTTTTGGATAGGCGCCATTGGGGTATTCATACCACCAACCAGTTTCATTGCGTTTCCATTTGGGCTTAGCTTCTTCATCATCTAGTAAAACAATGTTCTTGTCATACGGGTTTGAAGAGTATTGCCACCAGCGAATCCCGTCCATTGATGGGAAATATTCAAAATCTGCATTTCCATCATTTAGCCCATAGCCAGCAATCCAAAGGCTGTTTGGGAATTTCGCAAGAATCTGCTCATAATAGATATTATTGAGCGTGAATGGCTTGTAGCTGTAATAGATTGGCTCATAGCCATTTTCTTTGAGGATTTCCATGAAGCGAATACAAGCATCTGTATTTGCCTGTTTATCTCCGCTAGCGTGATCTTCGTAATCAAGACACAAGTATTTTACTTTTTGAGGCACATTATCAAGGAAGTAGCGTGCTTCTCGTTCGGCTTCTTCAATGTCACCACCAAACCAAGCAAAATGATAGAATCCAACTGGTGTGGATTGCTCAACTTGAGCAGACAGGCAAGGGTTTAGGTAATTTGTACTTTCAGAAACTTTGATAATAGTATTCTGTGTACCCATGTCAGCCAAAATACCTGTAATATCGTATCCATTGTGGCTGGATACGTCGATGAATAAGTCGTTTTTCTTCATTGTTCTCTCCTAGTCTTCGCTTGGTTCTTGATAGTCAAGAGCACGTTTGCTGTCCGAAATCCCTGCTGTGGTTGGGTCATTCACGACACCAATCAATACCAGGATGTAAACGAATGTGTTCACACCGTCCTGGATATTTTTGGGGATTTCAAGTCCGAATTGTTGGGCCATAAGGAAGATTGCTCCAAGAAGAGCAATGAGTGTTGTTTTGTTTTGCAAGCGCAATTTCCAGTTAATCATTTTTGAGTTTCTCCTTTTATTGTTGTTTGTTTTGAATTAGGCTTTTAAGCTCTCTTACATCCTCACCAAGTGATTTCACTTGCTCAGCTAGAACAAGTATGGCCTTGTTTTGCTCGTCGTGATTATCAAGCCGCTTGTTGGCTGATGTCTTGAATTCGTTCAGATTTTCGATATCTTTCTCTAAAATCGTAAGACGATTCTCCTGCTTGGTTGCTTTATCTTTCATCGAAAAATAAAGACCAATGACAGGAATTAGAGAAAGAAAGATTTGCAAGATTAGTCGTTCATATCCTGGCATAAGCACCCCTATTCTTTCCCTTCGAATTTCCAAGCGACACCAGTTCCATTTTGCTCAAGGGCGCCATTCGTAGCAAATGCGCTGACAGGCTCTCCGTTGTATGTGAATTCTTTGTTAAGTTGCACTAGGATACGCTTGCCTTCGCCATTCACTTCAACATGGCTAGAATCCTCAATCGTGATGAGGTCGTTTGCCATGTACGTTTTGCCGACCTCAGCAAGTGGGATGAGTTCAACTAACTCTTTGTAAATCGTCCCATAAGCAATATTCTTGCTCATGACCGAGTTCAAAACCATGATATGAAGCAATTTACCGTTCAAGCGAGCGTTCTCTTGAGTCTGTTTAACAAGTTCAGAGAGTTCATTTTGCTTATTTGCGTTCTCAGCGATTTTATGCTCAGCCTCTTCAAGTTTAGCTTGTGCCTTCACAATTGCTGAACCTGGGTCCAACTCAGACTTGAGAACATCCAACACCGCCTGAACCAAGACATCCTCTTGCTCATTCGTGCGGTCTCCTGCAAGTTCACGCAGGTTCGTACTGTAACGGGTACCATCTGACAGACGAATTTCAACCACTGTCTTGAGGTTATCCCCAAGGCCACGAGTATAAGGCTTGCCTGCAAGCTCATAGTTATTGATTGCCATTTGTCATTTTTCCTTTCACTTCTTCAAATTTCGCTTTGAGTTTTTCATCCGATTCGATGATTTGCTTTATTTGCTCAAGCTCCATCACGGTTACTGTGTATAGAGCTTCGAGCGTAGCTGATTGAGTAGCCTCTTTGCCGACCTTTTCACCCAGCGACTTAATCGCTAGACTGCTGATTTGTTTGTCTTGTTCGTTCATGCTGTTTTCTCCAATTTTTCTATTTTTTGATTTAGCTCCTGAATGGCCTTGATAAGATAAGGTACAAGAGCAAATGTGTTGTAAGAGTATGCGCCGTCAGGATTTTCAAAGAACGCCTCAGGAGCGTGTACCTGGACATCCTGCGCCATGATACCGCAAGCGATATCCTCGATTTTGCCATCGTATTCTTTGCAATAAGAGTACGTTTTAAGTTTTTCGATAACATCGAGACCTGAGACTGTGCTATCTTCGATATTTGATTTGTAGCGACGGTCTGAGATTTCTTTGTTAAGAGGTATCCAGCTGTAATTATTAGAATTTCTGTACAAATAAAGATACCCATTAGAAGATTCAATTTTTTCATAGTCAGGAGAATATATCCATTTTCCAGCAACTTTTGAAAAATTGCCCTCTTTTTTGTAATAAAGAATGCTGCCTGTTACTTCCAAATCCCCATGAACAACAGGCCGGTTCCAAAAATGGGCCGGTCTGTAGCAGTACATTTCTCCTGAATGTTTAACAAACCACGCTCCTATTCCAGGCGTGTTCCAATCGTTGCCCCAATTCACCCAAAGAGCTGTTTGAAATCCACTCGCGTTACCATTACTCATACCAACTTCAAATTGGTTCTGGCCAGTAAGCCAGTAAGCAGACGGGTCTTTATCATGCGTACCGATTTGGAAGCCACCGATTTTACCTTTATACCCTTCGAGCAAGGTCGCAGATACTACAACTGACCGAAGCTTGTTGATGAAGGCTTCTTTAGCAGCAAGAGTGTCCGTAAAAATATCGCTTGACACGAACATTCGAGCCATTGCTTGGTCCATGACCAATTTATCAGCTGTGATAGTATTCGCTCCGATAATCTCAGCATTCAACTTGGCAAAGTTACCCTCACCCACAAACAATCGCTTGAAGTAACCATCAATCGCAGTAAGTTCATCGAGTAAGGTCTTACCCTTCAAACGAATTTTTTCTGCCTCAATCAAAATTTGATTGTTTGTAGCGTTGATTTGCGAAATGATAGAGCCAGCGCTGTTGAGGTTCTGAACTGCCCATGAGCCAACAAGTTGATTTTGAACTGTACGAACAGCTTCGTCTGTCTCTAAGGTCGCATCTTCGGGGGCTGGTTGCCAGAGTCGATCATTTGACCCTTCATAGAAATCTAACTCTGTCATGAATAGTCCACCCCATTTGTTAGGGTTGTTGCGGTCATATTCAAATTGCAGATAGCCATCGTCATAGTCGCCAACGTTAAATTTGAAGGATTTTTTGACCGTTCTACCGTTATCGAAAACCGCACCATCGACCCATCTTGGTTTACCATCAAATACAAGCTGTTTTTGCTCAAAATCCGCACTTGAACCTTTTTTACGCTTGCAGAAATACACTCTAAAATATTTTGAATTGTTATCAAAAGCTAAAATATTGAAAACGTAATCTGCATTTCTCTTGACAATGAAACGTGGGCTTTTTACGACGGCGCCCGGTCTTAGTTCAAACATGCGCTTTTGTCCATTGAAGTAGAAGCTGTGAGCTGTGAATCCCAAACGCCCATTCGCTTCAGACCAGTATTTCAATCCGTCATCTGCCCTCGAATTTCGGAGCATATTCGGTCCGCCAGCGTTTGCATATTTACCAACTTCGACTTGAAACAGTTGGCTAGTCATGGCCATACGTGAGACTTTTTCAGCAATATCAGACTCGCTTCTACCAATAATCCGTTCGTACAGCTGATTGGTTTCTTTCACTCGCTGGAATTCGACGAGGTCAGCCTTGTTGTCAAGTTGTCGTCTCACTTGCTCACTGATTTGTTTCGCCTCTTGAGCTAGCAGAGTATTCGCTCCGACCCTCTGCAAAGCTTCGTCAGCCTTTTGCTTGATTTCATTCAAACCTACGTTATCAAAATCACGAAAACGCTGATCGATTGTCTCTGTCAGACTTTTCTTGACCTCTTCCATTTTTGCTTTGGCCAGTTCGACTTGGTCGTTAAAGTCATTCTTGATTTTCTCGACTTTCTTGTCAAACCCCTTATCAGCTTCTTCGATTTGGTTTTGAATTTGCTTTTCAAATTCGCTGAATTGCTCAATTTTCTTCGTGAGTGTTCCTGCGTACGAATACTGCGCATCATTCCCAGCTTTACTATCTGCGCTGATACGACCACGCAGACCACCTTTGAATGTGAATGACTGGCTTAATACTGGAGATTTGAAGCTCTCACCCGTATTTGTCTTAACAGCCACCCATTCGCCAACATTTAGCAATAAATGCCCTTGATAATTCAAGCTATATGGATAATAGCGAATATCTTTGATTTTTTGATACAGATTATCTAAAATCGCTTGATACATGAACCGATTTTCAAGTTCTAACGAGCGACCAGTTCGCAGGCCAACCGTGAGTGTCTCTTTGTCTTTCTTGCAGGTTATCCCAGCAATTCGATACTCGATTTCACTCTTAGTCAATCCGTGCATGAAATAGCTATCTGCTGTAATCGTGATCCCCGAATCTGTCAATTCCTTAATTTCGAGTTTGCCTTCTCGATTGAAAAAGCAAGACATCCCAAGCATTTGAGATGCTAGGCTCAAAACATCTCTGAATGTCATTTTTTTCTCAGGGGGAATTTTCTCAATTTGGTAATTCATGGATGTTAAATCCATGTTCTCGTTTGCCAGCTCGACTCCCGTTTTCAGACAAATCTCTTTGATAACTTGTCTGATTTCTGCTGGATAGGTCAGAGATGTAATGTGTTCACGATTGAGCTTAAACATCCCGTCCATAAGGTCAAGCTTGGTCGTGTTACGGTTTCGGTCAATCTCAATGTCATTGATGAAGTATTCACCCATTTTGACCCATTCATAGGTTCCGTCTACCAAAAGACCGATTTCAGGGTAAACCTTATCTAGCTTATTGAATGATGTGATGATGCTTGTGAACGTGATTTTAGCACTACCAGCACACGTTCCGCCCGGCTTGTAAGCATCACCCTTGATATAGCCATAATCAAAGCTAGCTTCTTTGATATCACTTGATTGATACTGTCCTACTCTGATAGCAAGGGTGCGATTTCTAGCAAACATCGCTTCATCAAATTTCTTTCGTCTGAATATATCCATGTTCTAACCTACCTTTCTACCAGATTAAACTTTGCGCCCGACCATGGTTTGAACTGTTCAGTAAACGAATAACTTGGAGCAGTTCGGTCTCCAACGTAAAAAGTACCTGTTGTTTGACCTCTTACTGGGTCAGGGTATGAGACCTCAAAAAAGACCGCTGAGACGGCATTTAAAAGCTGACTCATTTCATCCTGAGTCAGCATGCCCCATTCACAATCTAACTTCCGCTTGGTCGTGATACGGTCACGAACCATGTCTCCGTTAGCGTTTCGACCAGTCTCTCCGTCGATGTCTTGGATACCGACTTGAAAAGATTTGGGAGGCTTAACAGCCACCCCATTGATAATTAAGCGTGCCATTTTACCTCCCTTTAAAAGTTAAGCAAGACTTGTCCTGCACGTTCTTGTTCTCGATTGATTTCTTGAATAGCTACACGTCCAAATTCGTGTCCGCCAACCATGATGACGATGTCACCACTACCGCTAAAGCCTCCAGATTGTGGTAAACCACCACCCAAGGCATTGACTACCGCACCACCTACGATGCGCCCCATAGTCTGTAAGAAACCAGTGTTCTCAAGTGGCATAACGACCTCTTTACCAGCTTCACCAATCATGGCTACGGTAGGACTATCAACGATACCACCACGGGCTAATCGAGGTAGACTTACATAGCCAACGCTTCCAAGAGATACGCCCGGAATCTTGTTGATTAAGCCGATAACGCCGTTAATCATGCCAATAAAACCATTGACCACGTTTTCGATCGTACCAAGAACCGCATTAACTGCGCTCTTGAATGCTCCACCTACTGCGCTACCGACCATTTGACCAGCATTCACGAAGATGTTCTTGACCGTGGTCCAAACACCGCTGAAGAAGCTTCCAATCGTGCTGAATGCGTTCTTAACCGCTTCAAATGCAGTCTTGAAGATATTCCCGAACCACGTTGCAACGTTTGAAAGCGCAGTCGTTACATCGTTCCAACGCTCACCGAACCAAGTGCCGATTGAAGAGAATACATTCGTTAGAGCGTTCCAAGCTTTCTGGAACATATCGCCAAACCATTTAGCTACGTCGGCTAGAACGGTTGTGATGTCGTTCCAGCGTTCTGAGAACCATTCGCCAATCGGTGTGAAGATAGCCACGATACCATCCCAAATTGCTTGGAAGATTGCTACAATCGTGTCCCAGATAACTTTTAAAACCGCTACTGTTAAATCTAGCAAAGCTGTGAGAAGCGTTGATAGGATGTTCATGATAGCATCGCCTGTTTCGGTGAAACCATCAAAAATCTTACTCATATCACTCGTAAGAATACCAGTGATGATATCAAACACACCCTTAAGGAAGTCCGCTATGCCCCCAAGTATATCAGCGACTGTATTGAATAATACACGGAAGACTTCTCCGATATATTCAAGAGTTGGAGCCAGAACTCTTGTTAATTGCTCGACGATAAAACCAATCACAGGACCTACATAAGCGTTAATGACTTGTGACATTTCTTGGAAGCTAGCGACCATGTCCAAAATCTTTTGAACAAATGGTGAAATGTGCTTACCGATTGTGTCTGAGAAACCTTGACCGATTTTCTGGATGACTGGTTGAATATGATTGTTCCAGCCTTTTACAAATACGCTAACAAAACCAGATATGGCCTTAGTTGATGACTCAATCGATGGACGAATGTAATTATCATACACACGACTGATTGAGTCTGACAGGTCATTGATTGCTTTTTCAGCACTCTCAAAAATTGGAGCGATACCTGTTAAGGCATTTGAAAAAGCCTCAGCAATACCAGGCATATTGTCTGTGATTATTTGCTCAAGACCTTTCATAAGGTCACCGCCGAGTTTGTAGCTAATCTCTACAATGCTTGAACGAATCGCTATAATAGACGATACAATCGAACTACCAATGCGAACGGCACCAGTCGATGTTATGACGTCATAGAAGCCATTTGCGAATGCCTGAGCGATGTTCCCAGCGGATGCAAACATTATGCCTGTATTCTCAAACTCCGCCACAAGCGAGCGAATAATACGCTCTTTTTGACGTCCTAGACCATTCGCTATGCTTTCAGCAAGAAAGACACCGATACCGACTCCGACCGTTGCTAGAGAGCCTGTAATCTGTCCTAGAGAGTATGCTATCTTCCCAGCCATGCCATTAAAAGCATTAACTACTCGTGGATCAGTAGCAATTTCTTCAAGTGTAGTCTTGATTTGACCAAGACCAATCTTAATGCGTTCTAAACCTTCGGATCTGAATGCAGCAGAGAACCCTTTGCTAAATAGGTCAGATAGACCTTTCAGCTTACCTCCAAGACCATCAAAAATGCTCTTGAATTGGTTATCCATGTCGGTTAGTGCGACTTCTGGCAAAATGTCTTTAAAAGGTCCGCTTCCACCTTTTCCTTTCTTACCTTTGCCTTTACCACCGCCCCCAGAACCACCAGAACCTCCGTCGTCCGAATCATCCTTCTTGTTTAAAAGCGTGATTTCGTCAAAACCAGCTAACCCGAGCAGTTCTTTAACTGCTTTCTTGGCATTTTTGGCTGAATCTCCAAGGTTGTCAGCTAGACCGCCTGAAGCGTCGTCTGCATCACCCATAGCATCTGCGAGGTCGCCTGCGCCACCTGCTGCATCTTGTAAGGCTCCGTTCATATCGCCGACTGCGCCAGCCACACCGTCTTTTACAGTCGCTTTCTTGTTGAACATCAAAGCAATAAACTCAGCGAGTTTAGCCGTCACGTTCTTCAAGACCATAGCGAATGAATTCAAGACTGGCATGATAGCGTTGATAATCGGCAAGAATGCGTTACCTACGTTTAAAGCAGCATCCTTAAGCAATGATTTAAACAAGCTAATGCGCCCATTGACCGACTGTGACAAGGTCGTGCCATACTTAGCCGTCGCTTGCTCCAGGATAGCCATGAGACGGATTTGCTGTTGTGTTTGGTAGTCGAGTTGGTCCCAACTTTGGCCATTTGCAAAACGCTTGAACGCTTCAGTCGATTGAATCATGGCCACATTAACGTTGATTCCTAGGTCCTCAATTGCTTCGGTATTCCCTAGCAAACCAGAGCGAATACGCTCCATGACGTCTGTAATGCTACGACCTGAACCCTCTGCGACTACTGCTGATGTTTGAAGCATCTTAGCAGTGTATGCGCTCAGCTTGTTAGAATCTTTGATAAAGCCAGAAAATAGGTTTGAATACACTGCCCCGTATTTTGTCGCTTCACCAACGCCCATGTTCATAGCGTTTGCATTGTCGTTGACCCATTTTAAGAATGTCTGTGAGCTCTCGCCCATTTGACGCTTGATTTGGTTAATAGATGCCGTGACTTCAAGAGCCATCTGCGTTGAGTACATGCCGACGTCAAGCAACTTCTTGCCAAGATAAGCAAATCCTGCGAATTTTGCTAACTTGCCAAAAACGCCAAGCATGGATCCTGACTGTGCCTTGATTTTGTCGGTGGATGACTGTACTTTGTTAGAGGCGTCTTTGACCTTGTTCTCGACTTCTTTCATCTTGTTTTTGAAAGGTGCGATTTCAGCGTCAATCATTACCTTGAGCTCGTCGAGTGTAACTCCCATCTATTCTCCTTTCATTTTCATTTTTCGATTGTGACTTTCAGCAAACATGCGCATTCGTTCCTTGTGCAATTTCAATTCTTGAGCCAATCTTGCTTGTTCAACTTGCTCTCGTTCTTTTTCAAAAAGTTCAGGAGCATAATCCCATACTTCAAGCGGTTTAGCATCTTTTGAAAGCAACATAGACACATTGTTCGCAATCATCTGCGAAAGTCTGTAAGATTCAATGATTTTTTCTTTTTGTTTTTGAATCGTGACACGATTATAACTTTCAATCATGTCTCTGATTTCAAGTACCGTTAAATCCCAAAAATCGAGAGGCTTGCCCCCAATGTCCAAGAACATCGGGTATAACCTCTCAACCATTTCTTTTACTGATGTAACCGTAGTCTGTTCTAATCGACTACTTCCATTTTGGCTTTGGATTTCTTGGGAGTTTTCTTGCTTGCTTTCTCCCGTGGCATAAAACCCGACACTTGAAGCATCGGCAAGATGACGTCTGCCATGAATGCTGCCTGGTCACCTCCATTATCGACGTAGTCGTCGTAAAGGTTAGACACATCTTCAAATGAGAGCCCATGTTCGAACTTTTGAAGCGCTCCATGAGTCAACAGCAACATGACTTTGAGAGGTGGCAAAGCAAAGGCTTCACCTTCAGACGGCATGAATACCTTGAGCAAGTTTGCTCCGATTTTTTCTTCAACTTTGGTAGCTTGCAAAGACGTAAGGCGGAGTTTCAACTCCTTGTCCTCACTAACTTTCCAAGTTGCGTATGGTAGAGTCATCTATTAACCTCCAATTCCGTCTGTGAATGCAAGTTCAGACTGTAATGCAATCTTGAGAGTAAACTCAATAACAGAGTTCACACCACCACCGCCAAGTTTGACGGATACTTGGCCTTCAAAAGTAACCTTGGTATTGTCTGGGTAGGTTTGTTCAAAGTAGAGCTTTTCCTTGTTGTCTGCAGCATTACGCAAGACACGATAAGGTGAAGTGGCAGTTGTGTTATCATAAGCGAACTTGTACTCAAGTTCCCCAGCGTCACCAATACCAAATTCATATTTTTTAACCTTGTCTGCAAGAGTCGTATTCTCGACTTTTTCAGGTTCGATACCAAACTCTGGTACCTCTTTCAAACCTACAAGATTTTGGTAATCGCCTTTAGTTTTGCTAAAAGCAAGCTTAATTCCATTTGCTAACATGTTTTAATTCTCCATTCTATACTGATAAACCAATTGTGAATTCAGGTCCACAATTCCCTCAAAGCGCATCAACTTGTGACGCAAATGCGACGGATCAGGAACGTCCTGACAGTCAGTTCTTCTCAATCCTAAAGATGCGAAGATTTCATTGATTTTGACCGCTAAATCGCTTGTGCTGTCTTTGTCGAAGATATCCACTTTATAGCGAATATGCGACTTCTTCTCTTGGTCATCGTACCATTCACCCGGTTTATTTTGTTCTTCCAAAAAAATGACGACTGGGACATTCTCCCAATCGTCTGGATAAGTATCGGTCACATTATCTGCGACCTTTTGCAATTCTTTGTAAATTAAGGGTTTAATATTAATCATTTTATCTGTTCTCTTATCTTTCTACTAACGAATTTTGAAATGTTACTAGATACACGGTCATGGTTATCTTTCAAAGCAGGATACAAGTAAGGTTGCGCAGGTTGACCATACATCTTATAGAACTCACCTCTTTTTGCAAAGTGGTAAGGTCCTACGTTGATTTGGTCTTCATGCACGTACCAGGGACTAGACCGATAAGACACGCTGACTTCTGGTGATATGCCAGAGTGGCTAGCTTGTCCTTTCGGGCCTGTTCCGAGTTCGACATAGGTAGCATGATCTGAGTTTGTAAAGACTTCACTCGATATCTTGTTCCCGTTCACTTTCAGGCGAACTCTGATGCTATTTCTCAACTCACCCTCATTCGCTGGCGCTCTGAGTTTCGCTTCAGCTTGTACGACTGTTTTAGCAGCATGCAAGACCGCTTGTCCTACTATCTCGTTGCTCTTTGCACCGTATAGCTTACGGCACTTAGCGATTAAGCTATCTGCTCCGATTAAACCTGACACGCTCTAACTCCAAAACTTGATGCTTGCTGTATACTTTTTTTGAGATAACCCGATGCGTGACGTCTGTCTTGCTATCGATACAAATACCATCTTTGGCGTTGATATCAGCATCCTTGCTCGCGTTTGCATTTAAGATATCGTTGATACGATCACCGTAAATCTCAGATTGTAGCTGGCTAGTCGCTGGCCACAATTCAAGTCTTACTTCTTCGACCTCGTCCGCATATCCTTCTTTAGCAACTCCCTCATTCGTAACGGTTTTCTTGAACCGCTTGAGGTTATAAGGTTTCAGCCTATTCTTTTTCAAAAACATGACCTGCCACCCTCGCTAAGCGATGCATCCTAATACGCTGTAAAAGGCCCGTAGACAAGCCTGACTCTCCGTAGGTAACAGATATACCACCCTCGCTCCTAGATTGCTCTCCTTCGCTTCCTGAGCGGTTGTAGAGCTCGATTACAAGTTCAGGTAGTAGCCTGTCGAGTGCTGGTGTCAGCTTTTCTCGGTTCGTCTCAGATAAAATGATATTTTCTGCCCTTAAAAGCAAGGACGAGAGGACCGTTTCGTCACTCTCGCCCGTCAATGTTTTTAATTTTTCAAGTTTCATAAGACCTCCTAATCGTAAGGAGTCGTCTCGTCTCCTTGGTTTTCGGTTTCATCAATGATCTCGACAACGTCTGCGATATCGACTGAGAATTCACGTTTGAGATTGTGTGACAATTCGTTGAAACGCTCGTCTGTCATCTCAAAGACATCATTCTCTTGTCGTCTCACTTTCGCTTGCCAATCATTGAAAGCTTGTTTTACTCTAACTTTCATAGGTCAGACCTTATTTCTTGACCTTCCAGTTAGCTGAGTCAGAATCTGGTGCGTTGGTTGAGCTAGTGATTTCTTTGATTGCAACGTAGACTTTATCCTCGTGCGTTACTGTGTCACCTTCTTTGTAGGTTGTTCCAGCCTTCCACGCTTTAGCACGGTTTACTGTCTTTCCTTGGGCTGATTTTTTAGCAGCAGGTTTAGTATCTGCAATTGTGATGATGTATTTTTGGAAGTGTTCAAGAACATACGCTCCAGTGTAGAGCAATTGTTCTACCAATTCACCAAATCGACCAGGTACGTTGTTGTTGTACTTAGTGTTATCAATTTGAATTGGCGATGTCACTACGCCAGGTGCAGCAGCAAGGGCATTTACATTTGGCAAGAATTTAGAAGGAACTTTATAGACTGTGTAGTCATCCAATTCACCAACATATCCTTTGCCAAGGACTTTCTTATCTGCATCCCCTTGTGGCAAGCGTACAATTTCGGACTTGATAGCTTTGTAGAAACTTGGAGTTACAAAGAGCAAGCGTTCTTTTGTGATTCCAAGTTCATCCAATTTCTCAGACACATCAAGAACCGCATTGTAAGCGTTGTTTGCGCCTTTATCTTTGCCCATAACCACGTTATCGCTTACGTTTCCAAGCGCTGCACCAAAACGTAGTTCATCAAGATATGGAGCGACTACTTTAGCAGCTTGACGAGCAATCACATACTCAATATTTACTTGACCGTTTGAGTCACGTTCATCCAACTGGTCAACGAAACGGCCCCAATATTTTTCTTCTTCAAGGGTGTATACCTTTTCTTCTGTTTCAACATTGTCAAATTTATTCACTTGGTTACGTTTGTAGTCTTTCAACTCAGTTGTGTCACCAGTTGCAACTGTGAAAGAGCGACCGTTTAGAGTTACTGCTTCACTTGGTGTCAAGAGTGGTGTTGCGTATGAATTAACCGCAAGGACATCCTCGATAATTCCAAGGTGGCGCTTGCGTGATTCTGCTGTGTTTAATGCTTCAAATGCCATTTATTTTTTACCTCATTTTTTATATTTTTAGCGCAAAAAGTCCTGTTTCCATTTTTCAGTGACTTCTTGCTGATTTGCTGGCGCAGTCTTAATAGGTGCGCTACCCTTCATGCGGTCAGATACACCTTTTTGGACTGCATCCTCCCACGTTTTCTGAATGCTTGCGACTGATTCAGTCACGGCTTCAGCGTTTGACAAATCAACCACGGATACTAATTCGACTGGTAAGCCACGTTCACTTAACATTGCCTTAGCTTCTGCGGTCAATTCCTTGCGAGCAATCGCTTGTTCACGATTAGCTAATTCTTGCTCACGCTGATCTAACTGATATTTCTGTTTCTCGTCAGCGTTCATTTTGGCAAGCTTCTTAGCTTCGTTTTCCTTGGCTTCTTGCTCTGACTTCCACTTAGCAAATTTCTTGTCGATGATAGCATCGACTTCTGCGTCTGTGTACTTCTTCTCGTCTTGCGGTTGTGGTGTAGGTCCTGCAGGCACCTTTTGTTCTTCAACCGTTTCGACCGTTTGTGTTTCTTCGTTCATTGCGAACCTCCTATTTTTAAAGTCGTCCCCGACTGTATTTTCCATAGCTTTTTAGTGTCTTCAATGCTTGGACAATAACGCGCACCGGTGGACTCGAACCACCCGCCAGATTTCAAGACTCGAACTTGGTTAACCCGTGAGATAGGATCGAACTATCTCCCCTTCGTGCGCATAAAAACCGTACGGGATTCCATACGGTTAGGTTTTATAGTTTAATTTCTTCAATTTCTGCACGTTGTTCTAGAATTTTTAAATAATTCCACATAGTCGAACGCTGGCCTTTTAACAAATCGATAGGACATTTAGGTTCAAACTCTAGTTGCCCTTTTTCGTATTGGCCAATCATCATGTCTAACTTTTGAAATCGTTCTCTCAATTCGTAGTATTCTTTTTTAAATCGTTCTTTCCAAGGTTCCATTTTTTCTGTTCCTTTCTTAAATATAAAAACCGCCTCGAATTCGACACGGTTTATAGCAATTTACAGTAATTTATAGCAGTCTATTCCTGCCTGTCAAGATTCTGGATCACCTACTTTCTGTTTTTGAAACCTGTTAAAATCGCAAGAATAGTTCCTGCAATTAAAACGAATAACCAAAAGAATACCAACCACCCGAAAGCGATTGCTATCCATTCCCAAATGAACATAGTTTACTCCTTTCTAAGCATTCTCTTGAGGCTTGGCATTCTTTTCTACCCATTTTTTGAAATCATCAAAAGCATTCATGTTTTTAAGAGACAAATACTTTTCAACTTCTTCAATGGCTTCCTCAACTTTAGTGTCATGAAAACAGTAACCGTTACCCGATAAATCAAAAATTTTATTTTGGTTTTTCTTATCGACAATCCATAAATGTTTTCCAGTCCATGCACTCTGCGGATCATAACATTTCTTCGATTGTATCTCGAGACCGTTATTTTCAATCAATTCTATCAACTTTTTGTACTTATTCATCAAATTCTCCTTTCTGGTCTGAGCACGAAAAAAGCACTTAGAATTTCTAAATGCTTTCTTTTTTTGTCATGTTGATAATTTCTTTTAAGGTTGGTTTAGTTTTTCTAATTCTATCCCATGACCTCATTTTTAAGAATGTAGGTAAATAAATACCATTTATTTTTGGCATTTCTTTAGATAAGTTATAATCTTTTTTGATTTTTTCCTTGTTATTTTTTACAAATTCGTTATCAGGTAAACAATAAAAGATACCCTCACCAAAATACCTCAAATCTTCATCAGATATTTCAATAAGTTCTTCTGGTTTTACAAAAATAGATCTATTCACTCTATCTTCGCCCTTAGAAAAAATCTTTTGTACAAAATCTTTATCAAGACCCATTTTCTAGCACCTCCAAACCATAAACTAGTAGACCGTCTTCTGTTTCTTTTTTAGAAATAACGTTATATTTCAAGTTAGGTTTCATCAGATATTCTTTTTCAGGGTTGAAATCTGACAATTCAGCGATATAAGCCCCTGTCTTCTGTCCTTTCTTAACAGTAACCTCAAATAGAATATTTGCACCGTCACCGTCAATAGCGAACTCTCTAGCATAATTCTTATCCAAACTAAACGAAGTGAACGACTTGTCCAAAGTAAGTTTTTGTCCAACCTCTAAATCCATATACCCCAAATCTTCTCCTAAAGCAGAAACAGAGCCAGTACCTCTGAAAACTTTAAACGATTTTTCAGGGGCAAAATCTGACAAAGCTTTTTCAAGGAAAGGTATTTTAGTATTTGCTTCTCTAACTCGTTCCAAAGCAAGGTTTAAATCGGCTTCACCGTGTTCTTCTAACCAAAATTCTTCACTAAGCTTAAATGCTTTATCAATTCCAAAGCGTTTAATATTATTAAAGTTGTGGTAATCACTTTTAGTGTAAGTATAAATAGCGTTCTTTTCTTCATCTGTAAGTTCATTATACCACTTCTGATAAGATTTTTGTTTCTTAAAGAAGTCGTCTATTTCATTTGGTTTATCAGCTACAAAAACCTTGTCAGCCACTTCTGACTTAGATTCCTTAACAACTTCCTTACCGTCCACATACTTGCTATACCATTCGTCATAACTCATATCAGCAGGTACTAGCTCGGTCTTACCTGTTTCAGGATTTCTCGCTCGTCGCTCTAGTTTGCTGTAATCTGCGTCCTCGTCGTGCGCGATAGTCGTAGACCTACACCACGGATGCAGAGGTGGATAGTTCACACCAGGAACAGCCTTGTCCGTATCATAGACCTTGTTGTCATGCTCTTGACAGATGTGTGACGTCCGTCTGTCCAATACTGCCACAAATTTGTATTTTATGATTTCGGCATCTTCGTAGCTTAGCAGTTCCATCTGGTTGTGAAAGAACGCTGACTCAGTACGAATTAAACGCCTTGCGTTGTTTTGACCTACTCCGAACCGTTCAGCAATAGCTTGAGATGTGTCTCTTACGCTTCGACCAGTCATGAGACTCACTAGGAGCTCGTCTTTCACGCTTGAAGCGAGTGCCCCGGTATTTGACCATATCCTATCCGAATAGCCCTCTCCTGTCCATTTTAGCTCCCTCAGGCGCTTGATTTCGGTTTCAGGGAGAATGGAGAAACTATAAGCAAGTCCTGTCTGTTGTTGTAAGTCAAATGTAGCCTTATAATAGCTATCTTTCATCAAGTCGCTATAAAAGGTATCTGATCCTACCTTCTCAGAATGATAGATCGACTCACGCATGCGGTCTAAATCGTCGTTCAAACGCTCTAGTCGCTTCATGCGATAAGCATAGGCTGGACTGTCTAAATCAGCAAGCAGTCGTTGAATATTCGGGTCATTTGGTCGAGCTTCAAGAACCTTACGAAGTTCGTTCAGATCCTTTTGGTCTTTCATATTCTTTAGGACCTGACGAGCATCACGCTCGCTCAATCCATAATCACGCTGGAATTTATCAAAGACCTTGTTGATTTGCTTGTCTAAATATGCTTTAGATTGCTTGTAAATCTCGTCGAACTTGTCGGCTTGTTTCTCAGCCTTATCCATCTGCTCATAGATGAGATTAGCCTTCCTCTTCGCCCAGTACTCCTCGTTCTTCATCTGTCACCTCTTCGTCTGGCTTCGTGTTCGCTTGATTAAAGAACGGCACACGGTCCTTATTCTTCTCTTTCTCTTCTTCGAGTTCTTCAAGTTCAGCATCAGGATCTTCAACGAATGGCAAGAGTGAGATAAGCTGACGAAGTGAGACCTTACCTTCCAAATTATTGATAATCTGTGATAATTCGAGCAAGTTCTTAGGCAATCCACGGCTAAACTGTGGCACGATTGAATGTGCTTCAAGAGCAATCTGCTGCATGCCCAAGTAGTGAGCGAAGATAGCAATCCGCTGTCTAAGACCTCGCTTGTAATTCGCTTCTTTCGTCTTCGTTATCATCTCAAGGCCCATCAGCTTGAATTCCATAGCTCAATTTTGTTACCGTAGAGGCTCTTTATCCTCTACTTCTTACGGTTTCCCGCAAGTTCAGACTATCTCTTCACCCTTATCAGGGTGTCGGATTTCGTGGATATTTCTGCATATAAAAAAACGATACTATGTACCGCTTTTCACTTAGCTTACTCTATCTAGTCGTTAAACCTTACTGGTATTTCTACCAGCAGTGGTAATTGATTAGCTTCAGTAATATGTTACAATTCTTCCTTTTTCATCTCTAACAATTGTCTTATCAGACATGTCTACGCCTTTTGAAAATTGTCTCAAATCGTATTTTTTATAATTCAATAAAACATCATCGATTGTTTCATCATTAACGATTATATCATCTCGTTTTATAGAACGATAATATCTGTAGACAAGAGTTGAAAAAGAAATGTTGTTTTCTTCAGATAATTTTTTTAGATAGTCTCTCAAGATATATCCCTTATACTTAACGTTATCAGAACGATTCCGTTTATTTGTATGTTCAGGAACCCACCTACAGTTACTTGGTGAGTAGTCTTTGTCATTATCTATCCTATCTAATTGCAAACCGAATTCTACTCCGTTTTGCATTGCCCAACTTCTGAACTTAGCTACATCACTAAATTCATCAGAAACACCTATTCCACGTTTTCCATACCATTTATAAGCCCAATGTTTTTCATCATAACACCTTGCTAACATAGAGTAATAAACTTGGTTTAGATGTTTGTGCATTTTATCTTTTATCATTTATTTTCTCCTAGATTTTTATACTCTTATTATACCATAATAGAATACAAAAATCTAGGCTATTACTGTTTTGCGCCTTCCAATTTTAACCCGATTTATTACCTCAAAGTTACCTTTGAGGAGGGCAACTATTTTACCCCAGAACTATTGCCTGCGAAGTTCTCATCTGTCAAATTCGGCACATGGCTGAATGTGTAGATGTCTTCTTTCAAAGCCTTGCGCAAGATTTCAGTAGCGTTCTCGTCCAGAGCGTTCTTCAAAAAGTCAGCCTTGGCATCTGCTGGCAATTCCAAAAGGCCTTCCTCAGCAAGGATACTCATTGCCTCTCTAGCTTCTTCTTGGTTGTCTGCTAACTGCGCACCGTACAAAACAAGGATAGACTCGACTGCTTGCTCCTTGTCATTTACACGATTGCCCATCAACGAATTGTAAGCATCAATCAAGCTGATCTGTTGCTCATAATCACCAATCGCAAAGTGATTATTGCGGTATTCGATGATTGGAATTTGCCCAAGATTATGAGGTTCTACTTGCTCGTTCCGTGTTGTCCCTATGCTCGAATCACGCAGCACGATGTGATAATGCAGATTCTGAGTAAAGACTTCAGCTTGATACTTAGTAGCATCTTTCGTATCGTCTTTAATTTCGTAGTAGTATACTGCAAACAAGGCCTTGCGTTCGATACTATCATCGTAGACGATGAATACATTCTCAGGGTCTACACTAGTCGAATCAAGCTCAGTCAATCCCTCTTTGGCATAGATGTACTCGTAAGCACGTCCATAGATAGCCATGTTCAAAGCGTTCTGCGCATCTACCTGGTCAATTTCAGCTCCATCAAAAGCCTCAAGCAAAGGCTCAAGGTCGCTCTCAGCAGTGTTATTATACTTGATAGGATTGCCCATGAAGTAGCCCGTAGACGTGTCTGCGATGTCTTTAGCGTGGTTAGCTACCGTCTTGTAATTCGGCGCATTCTGATTTCTTCTCGTGTGCTTCAAGATAGCATGGTCACCAAGATAGTATTTCTTCAATTTCTGCAAGCGACTGCGTTCTTGTGTGTGCTTGTGAATCAGCTTGTAAATCAATTCCTTACTCAAAGCTGTTTCATCGTATCCGTCTCGTGGATAAGTTAAAATCTGATACATTTAATTCCTTTCTATAAACCGTACTGCGAACGTCTGCGGACAGTTGCTTTTGGTTGCGAATGGTACGAATAAATCGCATAACGCACCGCATCCAGCACGTCGTCATTCTCTTTCACTGGCTCTCCCGTCTTCTCATTCCAGATATACTGATAGACCTCATCTTTGAACTTGCTAGCCTTGTCTGAGACCACAAAAAAGCGCCCAGCTTTCATCAGCTTAGCGACTTCTTCGATACCAGACAAGACCGCTTTATTAGCGTTGAACGTCTTCAGTTGCTCTCTTTGAAATCTTGCAACGTGTTCAGGTCGTGCGCTATCTGCCCAAAACGTGATATTGCCATATCGCTCTTTGATATCTTTTGCTAGATCTACCCAAAAATCTATCTCTTTGTACTGATGAGCGTGTTCCTCTAACAGATAAACTGAACCGTCTGAGGTTTCTCCAATGACTACAATAGAGCCAAAGTGTTCATAACCCCAGTCAACGCCTGCGTATATCTTCGTGATGTCTTCTGGTGCTTCATTCACAAACATATTCTCGCTAAAATCACGATAAACCACACCCTCACCGGTCACCCAAAGACCAAGGATATCTCGGTCATAGAATACGCCTGCCGGTGTGGCTGATTTAATATTCTCACGATATCTATCAGACATGAATGTATTATCATCTAGCTTAAAATGAAAATCGATAATCATGTCATCGCCAGTGTTGATATAATCTCGTTTGAGCCAGTGAGTTGGAATGTCCGGGTTACTATCCCAAACAATCCGTGCGCCCTCTCCTGAACAACGTGAGATGATTTCTTTGAACACTTGTTCATTAGCAAGTGATGCCTCGTTTATGTAGGCCCCAAAAGCCGTGAAACCACGAGCACGCTTTAAACCTGAAATCGAACCAGTGTATACTTGAATGATTTTGACTCCGCAAAGAGTGAAAGCGCCATGTTTATCATATTTAGGCTCAATACCGAACATGTTATAGAGTTCTTGGATGATATTGTTTTGAATTGATGTCGAAGATGTCCCGGCCAAGATATACATTGGTTCGTCAATATTCAACTTATCAGCTATTTCTCGAACTCGTGCGATCTCATTCCCGAAAACAACATTGTTCAAAACAGTCTTACCTGAACGTTTCGCGCCATGCAGACCACAAATGAAGAAATCATCGTTTAAAACTCGTCTAAGGACTTGTTCTTGTTTTGGTGTGAACTTACTTGTCATTAAAAGCACCTCTCAAAGCCTTAGCGAATTCCACAAGCTTATCATCGTGTTCATCATCCATGCCAATTTGAGATTTGAGTTTCTCGATTTCAAGTTCAAGTTTTTCAGCTTGTTTAGCAGTCGGATATCGTTTCAATATCTCGGCTATTGCTTTAATAACCGTGTTATTATCCGCTTTCTTCTTGACTCTATCGACCTCTCCAGTTACCGGATTCATCATCAAGACTTCTTCGAGTCGCTTGCCTCTTGCAATGTCTGAAAGAATTGAAAGAGCCTCTTTAGCACTTAAAATATTCTCATCGTGCATCTTTTCGGTTTCTGTTTGTATGAACGTTTTAATGCTTGCATTTTCTAGTAATTTACTAGCGGTTGTTCTGGCATAAGCCTCACTATAACCGGCAAATATTGCGGATTGATAGACATTGCCTGTCCTCAAATACTCGCTCGCAAACATCTTTTGTCTTTGATTTAACCCAATGTCCATCACCACCTTTCAAAAACAATCAAAAAAGCCACACAACCATGTGACTTTTAATTAAGACCTCTCACAGACTTTGCAGGAATCGAACCCACGATAACAGTTTTGGAGACTGTCGTGTTACCACTACACTAAAAGCCTAAAAATAACGACATCAGAGACTGAACATCCCTGATACCGTTACAAAAAAATTATTAAAGGAGCCATCAGTTCGTTTTACCGTACTCGCTGACAATACAATAATATCACTTTAGAATTATCATTTACTATCGTTACTATCAAAGATTTTAACTAATTTAGCTATCGCTTTATTTTGTGCTCTTTGTATGGTCGCAGGACTGCATCGTAGCTTTCTTTCGACCTCTTTCCACGACAGACAGTCGATATAGAGTAGTCGCATGACAATGTTTTCTACTGGATCATCGAGCGACTCAATAGCTCTTACAAGGTCATCGCGCTCTTTATATAAAGATTGAATCTCTCGATACAATTCATCCGACTTAACGATAATCGAAATATTCAACTCTTCAGAGTGGTTCGTATTGCTTTTCGATTTTGGCATATTGTCAAACTGCTGCCCTCGTAAAATACCTGACTTCAAACTGATAATTTCTTGGTGCTTTGACTTCGCTTTGATATCAATGTACTGTAATGCTTTCAGTCGTTGCTTGATATTTATCGTCATTCATCCTCCTCGATTTCAATTAAAATCATTCCTTCATCTGGATTTTTAAGTCTATCTCTGTACTTTTGCGACTTGTAAAATGACAAGGTTCCTTTTTTTAATCCAGTCTCTTGACAGATTTGCTTAATCGTCCCGCAAGTGATGAATTTTTCACCTTCGTACAGAGCATATTCTCGATTGTTTCTGCCCATTCTCTATCTCCTCAATCAGCCAATCAAGGTTCTTGCGTGCTTTTTTCAAATCTTCAAGACCGTTTTTCTTCTGAAATCGCAATAGATACTTGATAGCGTTGCCCCAGTAGAATCCTTCTACTCCTTCTAATCCAAAAGCAAAATTCTTAACAACTTCGATGGCTTCAAGTCCAAATTTTCCCTTATAATGGCTAGGGTTGTTGACTTTATCAACCTCGTTAAATTCTTCCACAACTTGTTCATAAGATTTTTCTTTCACTTTTCTCATCCCCCTCTTCAGATACCTCTGATATCTTTATCTCGAACTTGTGCCCGTCAATAGCGAACGTCCCGTTACTTCCTAATAAATTCTCATCTTTAATAATTTACTTTGCTGTGTGCAAAACGAGCTGCCCTACTTGAAAAACAAAAGCAAGTTCTTCTAACTCTTTTATTGCCATCTAAATTTTCACCTCATCTCCAATTTTTACTTTATCATACACTTCCTTCGTAACCACGAACACCCCGTAATCAAGAATGGTAAGCGTGTATAGGTTGCCATGTCGTTCTTTCTCGACGACTCTGCCTTTGATTTCTGCGCCTACGTTATCTGCTTTGTAGACGACAACCGGACGCTTTTCTTCTAGTTCTACAATTCTGCCCATCTGCCAGATGTTCAATCCAGCAGATAATAATATCCAGATTGCGATGAATCGTTTCAATCTGTGACCTCCTCAACTGTGAATTTAATTCGATGACTTCCGATGTTGAAGAAATTCTCAACAGCTATTTTCTTTTTGCTTGATACAATTTTCATTCCAGCTTCCATCACTTTTTTGCCAAATAAAAATTGATTTTCGTAAAAGCGTTTTTCAACTTCATCTAATTTCTGGTAAACCGATACGTAGTTTTGTTCAACAGCCATTTCTTCTTCAAACTTTTTCTTTTCTTCTTCGGGTGACAATGAATGATTATAAATTTCTGGAAAGTTAAGTTCTTTTAACTTATCTAGTCCTCTCATCATCTCAGAATAAGCATTTCTTTCTTTTGCGTGCTTTTTGTAATTCACAACACCTGGTTGTTGTTCAGCCAAGAATTTAATCTCCGCATTTGAAAGTTGATACTTGATGCACATCTGAGCGTCTATCCAGAAAACGTCTGGATCTCCTCGATGCCAATTAAAATCAGCTCTTTCTAAATCCAATAGCAAATCAACTACCTCTTGACCGCGCTGGCTTTCTAGCAATTCGTTGCCGACTGGCTTAGTTGCCATGACCTCAGCAATCCATTCTAACCAAACCTCATCTTCCATCACTCCACCTCCTCAGTTTTCTAACGTTTTGATTACATTTTCAATCTGTTCTTTCTTCTTCTGCAACTCTTCCAAACTTTTGACTTCTAATGCTTTTTTTATAATTTCAAGTTGCTCGATTTCTTTTTTAAACTCAATAAGCTTATCGACTTTTCGTGCGAATTCTCCGAAATTTTCAGCCCAGTTATATTCTTCCCATCCAAAAGCTCTTCTTAATTCTCTTTTTTGCTCATTAAATTTATCTATCATAGCCTTATTAAGATAAGCTTGCACAATCAAGATATAAATAGACATGCCAATCACTAATGATGAAATTACAATCATTCCCCAAAACATCAAATCCTTCATTCCGTTACCTCCTCAATCTCAATCCCTGTGCAATCAAACACCCAGCCAAAGCCAGCATCTTCTAGTTCTTTGCGAGTGTGTTCCCTTCTTTGCGTATAAATCGTACTATAAAAACGAAGTCCATTCCTTTCTGTATTTACCAAATAATCAATTTCTTCTGAGTTACTTTTTAATTTAATCCGATACCGCTTCTCTGTCTCTACCTCGTAGCCAAAAATCCAGGCTTGAGCGAAGAGTTCTTGATTACTCGTCTTTTTGATCCATAATATTAAATCGAAACTTTGGTTGTTTTCTTTCATAAAGTTTGGATTCATAGCAGTATATAGACTAGTTGTTAAATGCTCTTTACAAACCTCAATCCAATTCGCCACAAATTTCGGAATTGTGACTTTCTCACGTTTAACCATTCCCTCAAACTTGCCTTGTTCATAGCCCTCTCGCCATTTTGCACGACTAAAATCCCGTTCAAATTCACCCATGATAGCTTTCAGCCAGACCTCTCTATCATGCAATGGCAATTCTCGCAATCGTGCTAGTATGTTCTTAACATAGCGTGGAGCTTCATCTGCGTGACCTGTTTCTGGTTCACTCATGTAATTCTGAATTGTTACAATAGCATCACTAATGCCTTGATCATAACTTTTCCACATTGGGAAAACATTATTCTTGTTTCTAAGATCTCGCAATTTCTCAATCAATTCTTGTTTATTCATCTTCCTGCTCCTTTAACTTATCTTATGGTTTTCCAGGTCTCCAAATTCTTGGCCATAATTGACAAAATACGAACCAATCAGGATTGCATCGGCTTCGTCATCTTTGACGTTTAGGTTAAATTCATCCGAAACCTTAGCAACGGCCTGCAGCTTCATTGATTTCTTGCTACGGTCTTTGTAGCTGAACTTCCAATACTTGCGCCAGGTCGACACGTTGACAAAATACACGTTGTCAGCAATCAACCGTCCAAGGATAATTCCTGTCACAATTCCAATACTGATCATGGACTGCTGATTTGGCCCCATAACCGAATTTTTCTCGACCACAATCGATTCAAAAGGCTCGTCATATTCATGCAAAGCTCTTGATTGAATAGTTTTTAGCTGGCTAGCCATGAAACGGCCACGCTCGAAGAATGACTTGCTTTTGTGCTTTAAGACACCACTCTGGACAAGGTCAGAGCCGTGAAATACGGCCCAACCTGTCGCAGTTGTTGAAATATCTAGTGATAATGTTAGATTTTTCATTCTAGCTCACCCTTAAATCCGCATAAGTCGAAGAGGCTCTGTTTGTTGTTCTCGATAAATTCGAAGAATTTCTGGAGCTCGGTCAAATTTCGTTTTTCAGCCTTGACTCCCAAACTAGAATGGTATTCTGTTGGCTCTTTCGGCACAGCCTTTACATCCAGCCAATAAAGAGGCTCAAAGATGTCCCCGATATCATCAAGGGACGGTTCAGCATCCTGATTTTTAAATTGCATCTGGATATCATACTTGATCTTATTTGTTACTGTGATGATCTTGTCTACAATCTCAAGGCTGATGGTTGTGCCTGGTATATCAATTTTGTTTTGCATTTGTTGCTCCTTTAAAATAATAATAATTGCTTCTTTGGTTGATAGTTCATCCAAAGAATTTCTGTCCTCGGCAGCCCTTTCTCTGCAGTCGCCGAAAACTCTACCCTTTCCCAATTGGCTAAACGTCTATTGTACAAGTCACTATCATATCCGCTCAGAAGAATATTGGCCTTTGATTGATTCAAAACCTCTAACAATTCTTCGTGATCATGGTCTTCCATCTCAACAGTATACTGTTTTCTCGTCCTTGTGCTGAGGACGTAGGGAGGGTCTACATACATGCAGACATCTTCCCGACTATGTTTCTCTATAAGTTCAACGGCTGGCCGACATTCAATCTGAACCTGCTTTAATCGCAATGTCATTTCTTGGATTAACTCAGGTAGATCATTCCAATGTTTGACTGCGTAGGCTCGTTCTCTGCCGTTAATATCCATTTTCCAACCAGATTTTTCAATATTTCGAAAGCCGTGGCTCATAACAGAACGTATGACGAAATTCAGAGCTTTATCGATTTCATTCTCTGGTCGAACTTCCCAAGAATTATCATAAATCTTTCGGCTGTAAGGAGTCAGAAAGATTTTTTCGGCCAGCGCATCAGGTTCCTGTTGTATCACCCGAAAAAGATTGACGACATCATCATTTAGGTCGTTGACTGTCTCAATCGCGCTAGGCTGTTTGGTGAAAAGTACCGCACCACTACCAAAATAAGGTTCTAGGTAGGTTTTGTGCTCTGGTAATAATTCTACAATCCTATCAGCAAGATTCCATTTGCTTCCAGGATAGCGTAAAAGAGATTTCATTTTCCAAAAAATGCGACTGCCTTTGTGATAATTGGCTAAATACGGGCAGTCGCTCGTCCAAGGTCACATGACCGTTTTTGACGCTTTCTAGTTCGCAGTTTTACAAGAATACACGGCTTGTTGATTTTTCAAATTTAACAATTACTTCTAGTCCAGTTACTCGCTGGATTTCTTCGTCTGAAGCATCCTCTTTCAATAGCTTCAGAGCAACATCTTCCATGCTACGAAACGAGCCGATGTACTCATCGTATTCCCTGCACGTTTCGCAGTAATCTGGTTCTTCGTAGCGATCCAGCGTGTACCAGCCACCTAGATGATTTTCGTAGAGATAGATCATCAAATCACCTCGACGCGCTGACTCAGCGCCTTCGTTTTGCAGTATTCGCAATGGCCACACGGCTTCGCTTTCTCTTCACCTCGCTTGACCTTATCAAGACGCTGGATGAGCATAGACAGCTCAGTCAGCTCATAGCCAAGTTTCTCTTGGGTCTGAAAGACGATGGCCCTGGTATCAGGAGCAGATTCCTTAGTCACCGCGTAGATAACAGGGGTGAACTCTTTGCCGTACTGCTCTTCCAGCATTTTCTTATACGCTGCCATCTGCAAGACATACCCCCAAGCCTCGAACCAGCGAACCTGAATATTTCGGCCGCTTGCTTCATCCTGAACCCAGACCATGCTATCAATGTCTGATTTTGTGGTCTTAATATCCACGAAATACCCTTTTTTAACATTGAGGCAGTCAATCTTGCCTTTGAATTCCACACCTTCTATTTTTCCTGTTACAGCAACCTCTTTCTGACCAACATAGTAGTCCATGAATTGCTTATCAGCTTCCAGTCGCTCAATCATGCGCTGGCCGACCAAGAAGTCGGATTTCAACTGACCTTTGGTCTTTCC